GTATTGCTAAGTACAAAAAAGAAATAGGTGGACTTTTACGACACGCTGCTACTATTGCAGGAGGAGTTTTGATCGCTAAAGGTACATTATCGACGGATACGTTCACTATGATCTTAGGTAGTACTTCGAGTATTGTTGGTACTGGTTGGTCGTTTGTTAATAAAGCTTCACATAGGAAAGAGGTACATGTTGCACTGTCAACAGATCCTGTGTCAGGTGAACAGACCAGAGTATTTAATGATGATACAAAAGCCTGGGAGAGTGCATAGTATTTTATATATCTGGGGATAAATACTTTTATGTCCCCAGGCTACCTGTATATCATTACTAATAGTTCTTGGCCCGGTTGGATAAAAATAGGAACAACCCGTAATCTAAAGACCCGTCTGCAAACATATCAGACGGGTTCTCCTTTTAGAGACTATGAGGTTATTTATTCTATTAAACATCCAGAATACCTAAAGGCTGAGAAAAATATAAAACAGCAAATGACTCATTTTGCAAAACAAATAAGGAATGAATGGTTCGAAATTGATCTTGAGGTAGCTAAAGCAAGGTTAACAGAACAGTTAGATAATTATTTTTATGGAACGTGTGACTATGAGGAACAGTATGAAAGTGTACCTTTAAGGAGCATAGTCTATAAATAATTAGAATGACATTTGATCAGTTAGCAGAGGCAAATGATATAATCTTACAAGAAGGGCCATTTACTAATGCTCTAGCAGCATTAGGTATTATAGGTGCTACTTTAGGTGGCACTGGGCAAGTACAAGCCAAAATGCCTACTCCAATAACTCAAGCTGTCAAGCAGGATCAAACTTATTATGAGTATATTGTTCCGAGTGAAGGTAAAGGTAAAGACGGTCGACCTGGTTACGCGTACAAAGACCATAAAGGTTACTTAACCGTTGGAGTAGGCCATCTTGTTCTACGTAACGATAAAGTTTTAAAAAGTGTTGTAGGTAAAGAGTATAGCGAGGTGGTTAGTGGTAGAAGAGCATTAACTGACAAACAAATGAAACAATTGTTTGATATCGATGTAAAATCTAAAATTGCGGCAGCACAACGTAAAATACCAAAATTTAATTCTTTACCACAATATGTTCGCAATGCTATTGTAGATGGTTTCTTTAGAGGTGACCTTTCTGGTAGTAAAGATACATTGGCATTTATAAACCAAGGAGAATTTAAAGCAGCAGCTAAAGAATATTTAAATCATGCAGGTTATAAGAAGTCAAAAGCAGAAAATACTGGTGTAGCACCTAGAATGGAGAGAAATGCCGCGGCATTTGCAACATTTGGTGGAGATGCTCCCTCACAACCAGTTGAAACTGATTTTTATACTGTGAAACCAGGAGACACTCTCAGTAAAATAGCAAAACAGTCCGGGAGATCGATAAATGATCTTATAAAGGTAAATAAACTCTCTGATCCTGATAAACTTCAAGTCGGACAACGGTTATCTCTATAAGTTTGTATAAATAATTATAATATGCAAACGACTCAGAAATTAGATGGGTATTTGAACGAGTATATAGATGAAACGATCACTGAAGTTACATCTACAGCAGAACTAACTCAAGTAGTTGAGATGGCGCAAGGATTACAAGACATGCTTACAGAAGACTACCCTATAGAAGACTGGATGCGTGCAAAGGTAACAAAAGCAGCTAATTATATTAAAGCTGTCCATGAGCATATAACAAATGACTTAAGCGAGGATGGTCAGCCTGATAATACAGATCACGTTAAAGTATATGTAACAACTAATTAATATCAATGTCAAAGTCTTTTAAAACATATTTCGAAGATGCAAATTACTATAACGATACTTTGCATCCTAAATTCTGGGATGATTTTGTTTTTAGAGAGGACATATTAAAGCCAATTTTAAAAATCGTAGATAATTTTGTTAAAAACGATCAACATATTTCTCCTGAAATGGTTGAAGACATCCAGTTAACTGGATCGCTTGCTAATTTTAATTATAATGATCATTCTGATTTAGATGTTCATATCTTATTAGATTTTGCTGACATTAACGAAGATGAGTCTATAGTAAAGAGAGCATTAGATGGAAAGAGATTTATATGGAACCTGAGACACGACATACAATTTAACAATCATGAAATTGAGTTATATTTTCAAGACATTCATGAACCTCATGTGGCTTCCGGTCTATTTAGTTTATCTGATAATAGATGGATTAAAAAACCTAAACAAGACCCGCCGGAAATAGATCATCAAGATGTTCAGAAGAAAGCTTTATCCTTTAAAAAAGAGCTTGACCTTTTAGAGGAAGTATTAGATAATATTAGTGACGAGAAAGAGTTTAGTCTTGTTAACAAGCGCGCTAAGAAGTTAAAAGACAAACTTATGAAGATGCGTCAGGATGGACTTGCAAGTAAGGGAGAATTTTCAGTAGAGAACTTAGCGTTTAAGTCTTTACGTAATGATGAGACCATAGCTAAATTAAATGACTTGATTATTAAGTCATATGATCTTATGTTCTCTAAAGATGACTTGGAAGAGAAAGATGGATTGGAAGAATGGGAGCGGACATTCTTAAGTGCTTTAGGTACACCAAATGGTAAAGACCAACAACATCAAAAGTATGGAGAGAAGCCACCGATAGGAATATGAGAACATTTAAACAATTTTTTATGGAAAGAGTATATGATGTGTACGCGGTCCCAACAGATGCTCGTAATGAAGAAGAGCCGAGCTTGGTAGGCCAAGCTGATGAGCCTACATTAGCTAAAATTGCTAGACGTACACATAAATTCGATACATCAGCAGAAGAAAAACTTAATACATTCTTAACTAAAATAGGCTTTGATACTCCTCCTGCTTATTTACAAACCTTTGAAGCAGTTTTAGATAAGCATGGTGTTGATTATGAACGTTTTGCTGATTTTTTTGGTAAGAGTAAAAATAAATATAATGATTTTGCGGCATTTACAGGTCGAGGAGATATGGATTTTTATAATAAAGTTCAAGATCGTATTGTTGGTGCTGAAGAACATCGCACTGGCAGACAAACTGGGTTCGGTGTAGAGAATCCTTACGGGTTTTATAATGACTTGTGTAAGATTCAGTTCGCACAAGGTCGTGTAGCAGTTGGAGAGTGTGAATTTATGCTTGCAGTTCTTACTGAAGGTCTTAAAGGACAAACAGGAGATATTGGTACATTAAAAGCAGGTGGTAAAGAGTATGAGATTGGTACTCAAAATAAAGTAATATCAAAAGGTATAAAAGATATAGTTAAACATACAGTACCTGTTACGAGATCCTCTAAATTAATTCCTGGCAATATTTGGAATGAAAAAAAGCCAAATTTAATGTGGACATCTAAAAATATGAATGAGTGGATTTATTTTAAAGAAGCAAATTCCGATGCACAGTTTAACGGGTTAGAGGAAAGATGTCAGCGCCTTGCTGCTGAAGAATTACAGTCCCGGAGAGTTGACTTTGATACTAGACGGAAAATATTTTCTTCTTGTGTTTTACATAAGTATATTACATCTCATAAAGATGATTGTATTATTATTTTTAACGGAGGGTCAGGTGGTACGTATGGAGGTTATGGAGCTAGATCTCGAGCTGGTGACACTGCAAGACAAACAGACGAATTTAGACAATGTCGGTGGTTAGAGTGTGGAGAAAATTCTGGTAGAGATGCAGAGTGGGTTTTTACAAACTGCGTAGATCAAGGATGGTTTAATTTTAGTATTGATAGTAGTTTACTAGTACGAATTTCTTATACTATATAATGAACGTAATAGGATTATATGATACCATGGTGATGGGTTACAGAGTTAAAATACAACCCTATAAAATTAGTATCTTTGATGACGAGCATTCTATTGACGGGGATAGAATCCCAAATAAGATAGTAAAGTATATTATTGAAGAAGGTTTCTGTGACACTTGGTTAAAGAGTGCAATGGGTATAAAGGTAAACGTTTTCAGACAAAAAGAATGTTAGAGTATAAAGATTATTTCCCAT